GGCAAATGCGTCAGCACGTTGAAAAAGATCACTGATGCTGACGTTGTTGTCGCTTTGAATGTCAATTATGGTTGTGGCAGGGTTGGTTACACCAGTAAAATGATTTCCAACATCATAAAAAATATTGTGTCCACTTGCATTCAGTGACACAGCACCAAAAATAATTCCTTCGGCATAGATATTGTCAAAGGTATTGCTGACAATTCTAACTCCTGTGGCTCCACCATTGACCACTGCTCCGGTGCCCAACAAAATGCCTTGATACAAAGTGTCGAACTGTGAATTGGAAATAGTGGTGCCTTTGATTTGTTGATCAGTATTGACACCAAAAGTGGTACCGCTGAATTTGCAACCGTCAAATAAAATCTGATTGCAGACCAAGCTGGGTGTGCTGGCAAATCTCACACCTGCACTGTCGGGTCCCGCAGTGATTAGATTTGCTTGTCCCAGTGGGCCAATAAAACTCACACTTCTAAACGTGCAGTTGACGGCATCTTCGACCAGGAATACATCAGTTGTGGTATCTTGATTTTCAAATCCCAGATTCATCACAGTGACGAATTGAGGCGCAGTGGCTCCATTGGTTCCAATGTTTACGCCGTACTGTTGCAGACTGTCTGCGGTTCTGGCCACGTAGGCATTCAGCGTGCTGTCATCGTTGCTGTTGTCTAATCTGATCACACTGTTGTCAGCGCCCTCGCCCCAGAGTGTGGCGTAGGGTGGAATCAATATGCTTTCTGTTACTCGGTATACACCTGCAGGGAAAAACAGGCTACGACGTATTTGTGGATTTACTTCTCTGCAAAACAGTTGATAAAGAGCACGATTGATGGCGTCAGTGTCATCGGTGACACCATCGCCCACAGCACCAAAATCTTTGACTGTGGCAAACTGATCCAACCAACTCTGCAGACTTTGTGTGATCGGAGTGCTGGGAGTAGGGCCAGTTTGTACCACATATCCTGCTGCCTGGCCTTGGTAAGTGTAATTGGTTTGAAATGCCAGTATATCTGAAAATTCTGTAAGAATTTCAGTGTTGCCAATTATAGGAGCACCTTCTTCCAAAGTGCCATTGCCAATAAACAATCTGCGTTCATCTATGCTCCAGCCCAGCTCTGCACCGGCCAGCTGGGGGAGATCTATTTGCAGACCTTTGCGATTAGTTATCTGAGATATTTGTACGATGGCCACGTGTGTTGTCCTTGATTGTGTGCTGTATTTATCTGGGTCAAGCCTGCAGATAGTACAGCTCTAATCGCCGCCACCAAGCATCGGCCCAGTGGTCAAAATCCGCCGATTCCAGCCGAAATTCCTGGTATTCCGGGCGGGCTGTTGGGCGGCCTTGGGCGTCTACCGGTGGTTTTACGCACATCAAGACCACACCTTTGCGAATGTTTGTGCCATGGACTTCGTTGTGTGCCAAGGCATAGGCCACCAGTTGTAAAAAGTAGTCTTCGATCCATTCTCTGCGCTTGGGCTTGTTGGTTTGCTTGTAGTCCAAGATACTTTCTTCGTTGAGATGTATACCTGCTCCATCGCTGGTTCCGGCGTACAGTTTGGGAAAATACAAGGGTATCTCTACACCCCAAAATTCCGTGACATTTTTCAAGCCATCCTCGATCACTGTTTCAGCCATGGCATGACTGGCCCAGCCAAAGGGATTGGTTCCACGATCACGTAGCTCACCGGTTTTGACATAGTGTTCTAGGTAGGTGTGCATTCTTGTGCCGCGATTGGCCGCTTCTGTGGTTATGGCCTGTGCCTGCGCATGCCCCACTCTGTCGCGCCATTCTTGTAGAGCTTGTTTTTTCTCTTCAGGCTTGGTCTTTTCTAGAATTGTAGTGACACTGGGTAGTTTTCCGCCGGGTGTGTCATACAGCCTACAACCGTCTTCTGTGACACGGCTTAGAGGTTGGTAATCAAACTTGGGATTGTACAATATACGCTTTCTTATACCCTGAAGCTCTCGCCACAACCGCAACGATCCTTCTCTTTTTCGTTGATAAACTCAAATCCTTCATTGAGTCCTTGACGCACATAGTCTACGGTCATGCCCTCAAGATAGGGATTGTGCCGGGGGTCTATATACACCCGCACACCGTTGACATCATGGTGTGCCACACAGTGCTCGCGACCTTGTTCTTCATCCACATATTCCAAGGTATAGGCCATGCCCGAACAGCCAGTGGTTCTGACCCCTACACGGATGCCAAGTCCGCGACCACGGCGAGAGATATTTTGTTGGATTTTACGAGCGGCTTGGTCTGTGACAGTGATCATGATCTTGAGTTTAACAAAGTTTTGCGTATGGCTGATATCATATCTTTTAGTTTATAAGCAATCGGGCTTTTAGAAATAACTAACATTCTCAGCTGATCCACCCTGGACCACCGGGTGGTTCGATTTTTTTTTCGTGTTGTTTGGTGTGATCTTCTCATGGATTTTTTATAAATTTAGTTAAATCTCTTTCCCATATTATTTTAACATCATATCCTAGAGATGTCAAATAGTTTACCCTATTTTCGTCTAACTGTCTTCTTTCTTTCGCCGTTATTTTGAAGTATGGATGATAATAGTCATCGCTATATATTGCAGGATTACAGTGCCAATAATCACCATATACTTCGATTATTTTTTTGTTTTCAGTATCTAGAAAATCAACATTATACTTACCTATCTGTATGTTGTTTTGGTATCCTGGCAGATAAGGCAATAATTTTTCTTCTAAACTGCTACGTCTTTCTTTCAGCAATACTTCATTCTTTTTAGACATTGACAAAGAATTTTCAACTCTGCGTCTGGCGGCAACCTCTGGTCCGTAAATTTCCTCCCAAGACTTGCCTTTGAATCTTCCACGATTGGCTTCTCCGATGGCTTTTTTTGCCTTGTCTGGTTGTTGCATGCCAAGTCTTGGATGCCCTTGTTGCATCCATCTTTGTGTCCTTGATGCTATGGATTGAGAAAACTTTTTTTGATATTCTGGATCAAGTTTTTGAGCCAAACTTTTTTGTCTTTGAACTTCTCTGGCCTGTGGGTCGCTGAATTGCTTTAGCGTGATACTCCTGGCCAATACATTTTTACACTCTTTGGAACAAGTGCGTGTTGGACGTTTAAGATCCTTTGGCTTAAACTCTTTGTTGCAAATTTCGCAGTTATGCATAGACACTGCCTCCTGTAAATATTTATCAAGAGGCAGAGTTTTTAGTTTGTTTTTTCTTTTGATAGTCTTCTATGGCCGCTTTAAGGCAATCTTCGGCCAAAATTGAACAATGAATTTTTACCGGTTACGGAGGCAAACTAAGTTCTTCAGCAATAGCTGAATTCTTAATTTGCCTGGCCTCCTCTAATGTCATTCCCTTGACCATTTCTGATACAAGGCTGGATGATGCAATGGCTGATCCACAACCGTATGTTTTGAATCGTGCGTCAATGATAGTGTCTGTGTCAGGATCAATTTTTAATTGTAAACGTAAAACGTCCCCACATGCCGGTGCCCCGACTAAGCCCGTGCCAACATTTGGTTCGTTGGTATCAAACTTTCCAACATTTAATGGATTTTCGTAGTGTTGAAGAACTTTGTCTGAATAGGCCATTTCACACTCCTTTGTGTATTATAACATGTAGCTTGTGTATTTACAACCGTTTTGATGCGGTAGACCACTACTTTTTCACATGCGCCGTTTCATTGCCGCTTTGGCGTTGGCGTCGACCACGGCACGGGCTTGATCCACACTCATGCCTGTCTCAGCTTCGGTGTTGCCTCGGAATCGAACTAGTCCAGAATTTGGTTCAAGTGGTTCAAGAATGTTGCTGAGAGGCTCTCGGCTGATCAAGTCTCCAAGATTTTCTGCGGTAACATTAACGCCCAGACTCTTGGCCAAATCAATAAAAGCTGTCTGGCTGATTTGTTTTTTAGCACTTTCATCTTCGCTACGGCCAAGCAAAAACTGGCTTAATGCAGCCAGTCGTTGTGTGTCAGGGTCTGCAAATTCACGGATCAGCATTATCTACGGCCGCGACCCAGGGTGGCAGCTGCTGGTTCGGATTCTGGTTCGTCGATGTCAACATCAGTGACATCAATTTCTTCTTCGCCAGGTGATGGTAACTCAGCTGGCATTTCTGCGCCAAGGTCTGCGCCCAGGTCTGCACCGGGTACAGTAGGAGCTTGTCCTGTGACCACGCCCAAGGCAGCTTCCAACTGTGTCTTGGCGCCTTGTAAATTTTGCAGGAGTCCTGCCAGAGCGGCTGTGGCATCGGTGTTGAACTGCATGGCTTGATCTACGCCAACTTCGTTCTTGATCTGATCTACCAAGGCTGGCAGGTCTTTGAACTGCATGGCACTGATATCTTCGCTCATTTTTTGCACTTGGTCAACCATGTCTTGACTGGCCAGCACAACTTGAGCTTGTTGAACTTCGGACTCTTTGAGACGTTGACGGAGACTCCGGCGTGTTTCCAACATGCCTTTTTGTTTTTGTAGAGCAGCCAGTTCTTGTTGCTTGGCCTTGATCTGATCGTCAAGAGCTTTTTGTTGTTGTTGACGTTGCAAGGTCATGGCCGCGGCTGTCTTGGCAGGATCTGCTTGAGCCATGGCAGGAGCAGTGCCCGGCGCTGGTGCAGCGGCTGTGGCTAGAGCCTGTTCCATGACTACCAGTTTTAAATATGCAGGATTTTGTTCACTGCTGTGGAATTGGGGAGTACGGCGGTGTTCGGCAATAAGAGCACGCACACGTGTCAGCATGCCACGGGCCTGAGCAGGCGTCACAGCATCAAAATTTATGCCTTGTCCAAAATAGCTTTCAAATACTTGAGCGGCTTGTTTTGTTGGGTTGGTCACGGCCAATTCGTTGAGTTTCATTGTTAAATCCTCTGTTCTGACTGTATTTAGCCCAGTCAACGCATTTGGCAAGTTGATTTTCCACCTGCTTTCTGCGTATGATCCGGGTTTCCAACTTGGCACCCACAGGGTCTCGGAATTCCCATCGTTTGCTGCGTTCAGCCAGGGCCGATCTCACGGCTATGTCGTTGTTGAGTGCTGTGAGTTTGCGGTCTAATTCATGCAATTCACGGGCCAGGTTGTAGGCTTGATTTTTGTCGGCTATGCACCAGCTCAGTGCGCTACGGGTGGTAGCAAATACACCCACATCTGTGGCCGAGCAAAACACACGGAATTCCTGATCGTCTGGTACTATTCTGTATCGGCCAAAAACTTCGTAAACTCCGTCATCGGTTTGCCAGATCACATTGGGCATGAGATCGCGGAATTCCTGGCGGAACATGCGTTCTACTTCACGTTCAGTGATCATTTTAATACGTAGTGAGTGATGAGATATACTGTGGTAGCTACAAGTGCGCCAATTATGCCCACGCCCCAACCTATGATCTGGTCGGTGCGCTTGTCACCCATGCGCTGGACCATGTCATGCACTTCGCGCAACAAGGTGTCCAAGTGGCCGATCTTGCCTTCCACATGCTCAAATCGCTGTTCCAGCTGGTTGTAGCGTTCAGCGCACAGTTCTACGTGTGCTTCCAGGCTTTTCTTTTCGATGTCGGTGGCGTCACTCATGATCAGTTATTTATGGTAATACTGCAAACCAGATGTTTTGTTCTGTCCCATGGGTGCGTAGTAATGGCAACAAGTCTGATCGATTGTTCAGGTCCAGGATCATGGGCACACCCTCGGCATCTGTGCGTAGTATTTGAGTAGGATCTGAATCTGGGCCAAGTATGCCAGAACTTTCTGTTTCAAATTCAAACATCCAGCTGGTTCCAGATTTATCGCGTACCGGATCAGTTATGTCAAACAGCTGGGTCCTTAATCCCAAGATCTGTGTCAAGGTTTCCCAGTTTCGTTGTTGGTTGCGACTGCGATTCCACGTGACCTGGTCATGTATGCGTTGCCCGGCTTGATCCACAAAAGGCATGCGTGTGACTTTGAAGTGACCAGTCACACCCGTGGCTGTGATGTCAAACAAGGTTTGACAGGCATATCTCATGGTTGCGGCCGTCCTAGCTCATACATGATTTCCACCTGTTCACACAGGTGATCCAGTTCTGGATTGTCTCTGCGTGCTTGGAATATGTCTACCCAACGTTTCTGACTTTCAAGTTCGGCCAGTTCCTGTTGTAGCATGGGATCCTGCCAGTGTAGTGTACGGTCTTTGCTGCCGGGATTACGGGCATACACAGTGCGCCCGCCGTCGGGGCTTTCAAATATGGTGACTTCGGTGACTTTGCTGACCTGCATGGTGTATTTAACTATTGTAACACAACGATCAATAAAGTCAACAAAAAACCTGCCGGAGCAGGTTTAGTGTGGTTACCAAGTAAAATCTAATCAATTAAATGGTTGTGAATGTAGCTGTATTAGCAACGTTAGCTGTTGGGATACCAATAGCGGCGTTGGCCAATTGGCAAGCGGCAACAAATGTAGTTGTTGTGTATGTACCGCTTGGGTAAATCGCAAAGTTCATAACTGTGTTTGCTGCACCAACTTGGAAAATTGCTACTGTAGCTTCTTGTTGAACAGCTTGGATGACGTTGGCAACATAGCCGTTGACACCACCTGCTGTAGCAACAGAAGCGTTGGCTGTTACGCTGAAGTAGTCTAACTTGGGACCTGCTGGGTTGAAAGCACCTTGAGCAGCAATGTTAGCTGTTTGTGCAATAGTACCGTTGCGAACGTCTGTTGCAAATACTGGTTGTGAACCGCCTGATACTGGGGTAATAGCTGGCATGATAAATCTCCTTAATATATGACCACAATGGGCCTACTTTTATTTATACCGTTTGGCAAAAATTAGCGGTTAGGTGGCCAAATTGGGATTGTTTAGGATACGGTTTCCGGCACTGAAACCAAAGCGATTTACTAACTTGGCACGGCCTGCAGGAGTGGCTAGCACCCAGCCTTCTTGCCCAGGTTGCTGGCGATCCAGTTGAGCCAGCATGTCAGTCTTGATTTCGTGTAGCAACAAAAATGCTGTAAAAGCCGCAGTCATACCAGCCATGTTTGATCTGGGACTTTGCAGGTATTCTATGATGTTGGCAAACTTTCTGGGTGTGACATTGGTTTTGAGCCAGGCACCAAAGTCTGGCAGGAGATTGTCATAATCACTCATGATTCTTGAATTAATGTAGCGTTTGCACAGTTGTGGCAAGTCGCTGAGCTGTGCGGCTCTGAGTTCGCCAGGATTGAACAGGCCATCTATGGCCGCGGCATTGGAGTTGACCACTTGTTTTAATTGTTGAATCAACTTTTTGTCGGGCACCACGTTCTTGATGTCTTTGACCGTGGGCTCGATGACTAACAGTCCAGGCACAGGTTCAAGGTTCACATGGTGTATGGGTTCTGCCACAGCATCTTGTGTTCGATATCTGGTGTGTGCGGCTATGCCCACTTCGCTGGCGCCAATACTCTCGCCCAGTTTGCTGGCGGCTGGTATTTTGTATTCCACAAAGTTGGGCTTGAACACGTAGGCGCCTGCTACTTCAGGTGGCGTTTCTGTGTACAACAGGTCGCCTTGGATGTAGCCTTTGAAGTTTTCTGGAGTGGCAGCACGCAACATGGGAAACAGTTTTTGGTAGATGGCAATCAGGCCGCCACGTTCACCGCCACGCTGATTCATGATTCTGGCAATTTGCTCTGGGCTGGTGGCCAGGCCATCATAGCCCTTGGCACCAAATCCGCTTTTGTCTGTGAGCACAAACTCACCTGTGGGTTTACGGCCCCAGATGATGGCAGGTTTGCCGTCCCATTTGACTGTGGTTGTCTTTCTAGTGTCTTCTGCAGCATGCTGGATGATGTCCAGGGCTTCACGCACACCACGTGTGCCACGTTCAAACACCAGGTCTTCAATGTGTTCTATTCTAGCGCCAGCGGCTTCCATGATGGGTTGCATGCCTTGATTCACTATGCGGTCACGTAGACGGGCTAGAAAATTTACATCTGACACTGGCTGATACAGTTCGGCACTTTCAAGAAATGGCAAACCTTCACGCTTCATGTGTTCACGGAAGTCAGCTAGTTTAGATTCACGTTGAGCATCGGTGCTGAGAGCTTGTAGGATTGTTTCCACTGACGCTAGGTCTTGGCGTGTGGCTGTTCGGTTTAGTAGCATCTTGGCCACGGCGTCGGGATCATCTGTGATGATTTCGTTGGTCGTGCGGTCAGCGATACCTGCGATCTGATTCAGCTTGTAGCCCATGCTTTTGGCTATCGAATTCATGAGCACGTTGCGCTCACGTCCTTTGTACTTTGAATCTGCGGGCATGGCGCCCAACACAAACTTTGACCAGGGCACATTGTTCAAGAACATAAAATCAGTCTGAACAAAACCCAAATCAGGTCGGCCATTAATTGGAGTAAGAAAGTGTACTGCTGTGCCAGATTTTCTTACCCATTCTTCGGGTTTGAATCCGTGGCTCTGTGCCCAGCGTGTGAGCTGTGCTACCATTTGTTCTTTGCTGACCTGTGCGGCATCCACAGCAATGTCCAAGTCGCCCGACGTGGCCTTGATGCCAGTTGATCCCAAGGTGTTACCTTGTAGATCCAGGCCGGGTACCAGTTCTTCCAACCAGGCCAAGGTGCTTTTGACATCAGTCTGATTGATACGTTGAGTAACTGCACGACCGTCGGCATCCTTGAATACGTTGCCGCCTTCAAAAATTTTCATGATTATTTTATTCCCAGTGCTTGTTTTATTACAGCGGCTGTCTGAGGATTCTGCACTAGATTTTTTATTGCAGTCAGTTGTTGATTGTTGATGATCTTGCTCAAGGGATTTGTGCTGGGAGCTGGGGCATTGGGATCAATGCCTGCGCTTTGTCTTGCCTGCGCGGCTATTTCCTGCATGCCTTTCATGGCCTGCAAAAAGTACATTTCAACTGCGGCAATATTGGTAGGATCTTTTTTGATTTGAGGTAGCACCTTGTCTAATTCAGCCTTGAATGCTGGATCCTTTTTGACTGCATCTAGATCAATTTTTTGTCCTGTGCCAGATACTTGTGTGGTCAGCTGCTGATCGGCCCACTGTTCAAAATCCACTGTGCCCAAAGATTTGGGATCAGTTTGGGTACCGCCTGGAACAACTATTCCACCCGTAGTGGTGTATTCTTGTGGAGCTTCTTGTAACTTGCCTTGTGCTTGCATGGCAGCCAAGACCTTGGCATCGTTGGGATTCTTGGGATCCAATCTCTTGCCTCCCAGCATGATTGGCTGTGTGCCGACGGCAGAAGGTGTTGTGCCAGGTGTGATTCGTTGTCCAGTGGCAGGATCAAATCCCTTGGCCTTCATGTCGGCTATTTCAGCCGGAGATCTGGTTGCCGGTGTAACAGGCTGTGCTTGAGTTGTTGCAGAAGGTTTAGCCTGTGCGGCTGGTGCAGGTTTTTTCTGAGTTTGAATATGTTTTTCCCATTTCTGGGCCAACTGTCTGGCTAGTTTTCGTGTTTCTTTTTCTTCAGTTGCAGCCCTATCTAGGCTTGTCTGACGTGGAAAATCTACCCCTGTGAGTCCTTGCACAAACCCACTGGCTACGTTGCCCAAAAAACCTTCGCGTAGAGGTCTTTTTGTAATTTCATGAATTTGCATCAGTGCGCCTCACGCTGCGTGTAAACTTGTCTGGATCGCGCTGATTGATAGCGTTGAGCAGTTTTCTTTTGAGATTTTCAGCCTGCTCTGGAGCATAGGATTCATCAATCTGTTCCAGCAAGCGTATGGCACTGGCAATAACGTTGTTGGCACGGGTTTCTATGACATGGCGCTGATCGCGCTGTACATACATGGCATCTAATTCTTCTAATAGGCTTCGTGTTTTCTTTTGCATTTTGGGCCAGGACCTTTTTATTATTTATAGGTTTTTGCCAGATGGCCACCCTTATCAACTGGCTTTGATTTGACCCAATAATTGCTTTAGTTTGGCACTTTGCACATCTGCGGTGATTTTACCCACATCTGATACTGTGTCATCTTCGTGGTTGGATGATTCTGCAGGCACTGTCCTGCTTTGTGTCCTTATGCTGCTCAATATGTCGGGTTTACGGAATGAATTTACAGGTCCTGCTTCTTCGCCTGGGTCAGTGATACGCATGGTTTCAATGTTGTAATCCAAGTCAATCTTTTGTCCTACACCTGTTGAACTACGACTCTTCATACATTGGATCTGATACTTGCCACGTTCACGCATGGCCCTGCTGGTAAAGATACCAAACACGTTGTCTGCTGTGTTGATCTTACTAATACCACCTGAGATGTGACTGTGGTCAAACTCAATTTCTTCTACCGCACTACGATTCAACTGGCTAGCTGTTACAAACAACACATTGAGCTCTTTGGCTAGATTACGCAACTCTTCACTCACATACTTGTCTTTGACAAACAAATCATTGGGACTAACTTTGGCGCTGACCGGCATCAACAAGTCCAAATAATCGCACATGACAAAGTCTACCCGAATACCTGTTTGGACCTGCACTTCTTTGATATAACTGCGAATGTCATTGATGTTGCTTTGAGCTGGCAGGGCCTTGATACGATACTGCCCGGCTTTCTTTGATACCAACTTGACCTTGAGTTCAGTTTGATCAATGTCTTTGCGAATTTCTTTGGTGCTCATTCCAGCCAACATAGCATCAGTTCTTAACGCACACAATTCTTCACTAAGTTCTAGACTGATGTACACTCCACTGAGTCCGGCCTGTAACCAACTCAATGCTATATTCATCATGACAAGGCTTTTACCCGACCCTGATCCGCCGGCAAAGATATTAAGTTCTCCACGACTGAATCCACCATACAAGATCTTGTCCATTTGTGGCCAACCTGTGCTTACTTGT